CTAGATACTTCCATCGCATCCATTCTTTCAGTAAATTTTTCTGTAAGATTTTTGATTTCGCCTTTTAAAGCTTCATCTGCCTTACCAGTTGCTGAATCAACTGCTTGTCCATGAGCTTTTTCCAATTTAGCATCTATAATATCGCCAATTTGGTCAAGCTGCTTTTTTACATTTTCTTCCATTTTAGTAAAGAATTTTTTAAAGTTTATTAATTAAGTATTTATAAATATCAACCTCTGACATCTTTACTGTCGGCTCAGTGATTTCCTCAATCGGCTGAGTGGCATTAACAAAATATGTTTTTAGTTTTAATATTTCGGATTCTAAGGCATATCCCATATCATCTGAGATATTTCCTTTTCTAAGTAGTTTACAAATGTTATCATAACGCTTGTAAATTTTATCAATATTAGTAATTGATTTTACATCTAATATTTTAGCTTGTTCATTCGCTGCTAATGTAACAGCACTTATTTCATATAGTTTAACTTCTTTTATTTCTCTGTAATCAGCTTTTTGTTCTTTTACAATTGGCATAATACCAACAGAATTTTCAGTAATTACTCCAGCTTTCATTAGTTCAATCACATCATTTCCTAATTGAGTTTTAGGAATTTCAGCTGTAAATACTAACCCTTTTTCATCCTCATATAATTCCTTCATTTTTCCAATAGGTTGCATCATGTCATGTTGATATAAATATTTTACCCTTGAACCATTTTCTTTAATTGTTTTTTGATATGCACCCTTTCTAATAATGTCTAAGTCGCTATCCTTATTATCAAAATAAGAACCATAACCTTTTACAATATTATTCTTTTCATCATAATCAATTGTTTGCTCATCTATTGGAGCAGCTTTATAAATAAAATCCATCGTTTTCAGTTTTTTACAAAATTACTAAATTTATTTTTACTATATTATTAGCTATCATTAAGCCCTTCATTAATAATAGCACCAGTTAATATTGCACCGCTATATCCAGCACCGACATTTTGATTTATACTTCTGGCATTTTTTGCTGGTAAATATATTGCTGAACATCTACAATTAATCACATTTTTAGCAGATCCCTCACCAGGTCGCATTATTGCCTCACCACCAACTAAAAAAGGATCTTTATGTGGTCTTTCTTGGTTGTTAGCTCTATTATGCCAATCTCTCTCATGTCCATCTATTGCTGTTGACCATCTTTTTATTAAATCTTGACCAGGAAAAACATTTATGGCACTTTGCTCGACACCATAATTCGCAGCTCTAGTTGTTTCTGTCCTTACAACTCTTAATGATTGCCAACGAGAATATTTTTTAAATTGTTTTCTTAATATCCTTGCTTTTGCCTCAGCTCCTAATGTTATAAATTCAGGATCAGAAAATAATCTTTGTATTAATTTAATTGCTGTTTTTCTGCCTGTATTAGCAACCTTAGTTATTTCTAATGCTGTAAATTTTTGAGCATAGGCAATAAACGCAAGTTCCCATCCACTTAAAAAATCTTTATAATTAACACCCTTGCTAATATATAAATCAAAAGTTCTTGCATACCATTTAGCAAAATGCATTGAAGTATCTAAATAAAGCTCATCATATAATTTTCTTAGATCAAAATACTTAAATAAGTTTGCATATCTAATATCATTATATGTTAACATATTATCAACAGCTAAATTATATTGGCTTTGGTAATAATCTCTAAATCTTTTTGCATTACGCCTTTCAGTAATTCGCCTTTGTTTTGCATTAGCATTACGCCAAGCATCACCAAATTTCTTAGATATTTTAAAAGTTTTAGTATCTAATAAATTTTCATCTTTATTTTCATATTGAGAATAGCAAAAGGCAATACGCTGATCGGCATTAGGAAAATCCCTTCTTGCCTCATCATCAATAACACATCTAGCTATAAAGTGTCTTTCTGTTTCGCCTGGATTTGGTGTTGGCATTATTCACTTATTTCGGTTTCATCATTAACCTCTATATCATTAATCTCAACATCTGGTAAATCTATATCATCACCACTTGCTGGAATTAAATTAGCTGGTATATAATATTCATTTAGTATTTCATTTTCCTCATCATGGTCGTAACTCATTGCTGCTCTTTTTTCATTTGGTGTTAACCACCACGCCTTAGACATCTGGTCAACTATCTTGTCTGTTTCCTCTTGTAATTCTGGAATAACACTAAAGTCATATTCAATACAAATATTATCACCATACATAGGAGCTAACCACCTATTTAATTCATCTTGAATTTTAATAAGTTCTGGAATAACTGCATTTTGATACAATGCCTTTTTTGCCTCTTTCATATTATTATATGTTGAGGATTCTGTATTGTTTAATAATTGTACTGGCACATTATAGATATTACATAAATCTTTAATAGATGCGTTGTACTGTTCAATTAAACTCATATCACTAGCATTTAACCCAAAATTAACCCAAGATAATTTTTTTGGAGTTATAATAATATCACCAGCTTTTTTACTCCCTTGATGATCCCTTCTAAATTTATCTTTTAATTGTTGAGCTTGTACTTCATTTAAATCACCCTCATCACTCATTAAAATACCCCTAGCTGTCTGGTTTTGTAAAAATTTAACTCCGCTTTCTGTCGCCTCATTATTAGTAGTCATAGATCTTAAACCAGCTTTTAGGGGTGATTGACCATAGAGATGTGATCCAGTACCATCATAAAAAGGATTAAAATCTTTTATGTGGCACATTTGATTTGCTGGTATTTTATACGTTCCATTATATTCAATCGTATAAGATTCAACTGGTTTCATCATACCACCAGAATTTATTTCAATAATTTGACTAGGCATAACATATAGCTCAGTGTATTTATTTATATTTTCACCTGTTTCTGGTCCTATTCCATATATATATCTATTGCCTGTTAATTTACCAAATGCAATTAATTCACTTATCCATGAGGCATAGGATTGAGCTGGATTTGGTCTATCTAATAATCTATGTAATTCAGTATGCTCCAATTCAACTAAAGCGTGTTTCTTTAGCATATTGGCTTTATACATTACATTAGGATCTGCAATACCACTTTGCATTGCCTTATATCTTTTATAGCTACTATCATTTACCTTTTCATAAATGTGAAATGGTATTGTGGTAGCTGCTTTCGTTATGATATTAACCAAAGAATAAATGGTTGCATTTTTTCTATACCCATCATTTATATAAGTTTGGTCATTTTCAGAGTTCCAAATAATTGTATTACCTAGCCAATTATATACTGCTCTGTTATATTGTTCGCTTGTATTTTGAGATTTATTGGTTATTATAGATCGTAATCTATCAAAGAATGATGCCATTAATATAAAATTTTATGTAAAAATACAAAATAATAAATTCTTATTTTATACCACAAAGAAATCATTACGATTCCGCCACCTTGAATAAACACAGTATCGAATACTATCTAGCAAATGGTCCGCCTGGTTAGCTTTTGGTTTGTTAATAATTGTGCCATCTTTTAATTCATCATAAACATAACTTAGTTGTTCTTTTTGAATATTAATAGAATCCTCACTAACATATATATCAAATTCTTTAAGTAAACTGATCCCAGCATTTATACTGCCTTGACCTTTAATAGCACCTTTTGCCCAAATAGACATTTGCCTTAATTCCTCTATACTCTTTGGCTCGGCACTATCACAATACATTAGCATATCATCTAACTTTTGTGCTTTAATAAATTCAGCAATATCTCTATTAGTCATTCCTTTTTTGTAAATAAGCTCCTGAATGTATATATTATTATTATACCTACCAACTTTTACAATAGCTAAATTATCTTGACTAAAACCAAAATCACATCCTAGCACCTCATCATCTAATTGTGGAAAATCTTTAAGTGGAATATAATTCCAATTTTTAAATATTTGTTTTTCACTAAATATAGCTCTTAAACCCTCACCATATACACGCCAATAATCTGGATCTCTATCTTTTATCCTTTCAATCTCATCAATTAATTCTTTTGGTAAAAACTTATTATCTTTATAGGTTGATAAAAATAGATCTGATTCCTTACTATCTGCTAAATCATATAAATAATGTACTGGATCACTTGGATTAAAATCAATTAATATTTCTCCCCTTGTTCGCATTGCTAATTGTTGGTAGTCCTCAAAAAATAATTCATTGCCTTCATTAATCCATAGTATATCCCTAGACGAACCCCTAATCTTTTGAGCATCATCGGTGCTAAACATTTCTAAGGTGTGTCCATTATATTCAAATGTATTATCTGATTTATTATGCACACCAGCCCAATAGATGCCTAATTGTTTCGATATATGTAGAAAGTCCCTTAGAATTGATCTTTTAAGTGCTGGTAATGTTTTTCTAACTATTGATATAGTTAATGCTTTTTTTTGAGTAGTCATTAAGTATAAACAATATTGCATTAAGGACCATGATTTACCAGATCTAGTACCGCCTTGAAATATTTTTAATCTCTTTTTAGATTCAATGGCTTGATAAAATTGTTTATTGCAATACTCAGTTATTTTTTGTCTTTGGCTGGTGTCCATTCAATTAGTTTGCTTTCAATAGAGCTATCATGTTGAATTTCTTGTCTTTCGATATACCCTCTCTTTTTTCCTTTTGTTTTTAATAAGAATATTGTTGCTGTTGTATTACCTTCTTGAATTTGTTTATGTAATTGACTTTCAGCAAAATCTAATGTAATATCCTCAATTGATTTAACCTCAGCAGCATACTTAGGATCTTTCTTTAACCAATTATAATGTGTTTGTCTATCAATGCCTACTTGTCGTACAGCTGTTGTTACAACACTTAAACTTTTTTCAAGAGCTTTGAGCATTAATCTTTTTTTATGTGTCGAAACTTGTCTAATTGGCATACCACAAAATTACATAAAAAAAAGGGAGCTAAAAAACTCCCTTTAATTACCTAATACCATTAGAACTTAATCCTGGATTTTTATAGTAGGTTTTTATTTAGCATCGTTTATAGTTTTAATAAATTTTAAAGCATCTGCTTTATTAGTGAAATTATAACAAGAATTTTTATATACTCTAGTTTTTTGATGATCACTCATTGTAATCCACTCCCACGCATCTGGATCTTGGTGATAATCAAATTCAACTGTCCAATCTCTATTTCTAGAATAGTCAGACATTTTAGCATTATGTACTTTTATACCTGTAAATGTTGGCATAATCTCAGCTTGTTTTTCTTTTGATAAATAATTCATTGTGTTTTCCATATTATTTTGTTTATGTAACCACTTTGTTGTAATTACATAGCTAAAATACAAATATTTTTTAAAATACAAAGAATTTTTTTAATTTATTTCACTAATTTACCACATTCAGGGCATTTATCCCCTTGATTTGTAACTTCTATTGCCTCATTGACCTCTATATTATTAGGTTTAAACTCTGGTAAACTTAAACCCCATTCATTTAATTCATATACATCCCATTCATTAGCTAGTAAATCCCAATCCCACTCACCAAAACTAGAATTATCTTTTATTATAAACTCTTGTTTTTGTTTTTCGGACCAACCTTTAACTATATCAACCCAAACTTTATTTAATCCAGCCGATTTACACGCCTTTAATCTCATGTTGCCGCCTAAAATAACCATATCCTCATCAACTATTATTGGTCGAAATTCTAGCATTTCTGGAAAATCTTTAATAGATTTTACTAATTTTTTAAACTTTGTATCTCTTATATATCTAGGATTGTTTTCGTTTTCTTTTATTTCTTTTATATCAACTATTTTTACCATTATTAGTTTTTTTATTATACAAATATAAATATAAGTCCCAAATTTTAGAACTCGCTATTGATTGATTCTTATATTTTTTAGGTGATCTAATTAATCGGTTATCATCATAAATTTCAATATAACATTCCTTTTTGCCTTTAATTGGGACTATATATACTTTTATATTGTTTTCTAAACACCAGGATTGAGCTTGTAGATATATATTCATGTTAAAACATTCTTATTTGAGATTTGTGTTGTTCTATTCTTTTTATTGCAGCTTCAAAGTATTCTTTATCTATTTCATAACCAGTTAAGTCATACCCTAAATTATGACAAGCTATTGCTATTGAGCCACTACCTAAATGAGTATCAAGTATTGTATCTCCCTCTTTTGCGTAATTCATAAGCAGCCATTCATAAAGTTTGACAGGTTTTTGTGTTGGGTGTATTTTTATAGGATCAGGATGGTATCTACCTATGTATGCGTGTTTAAATATCTTATTATTTCCTCTACCACTATTCCAAGCTAATTCAGCATCATTCATAAAATTAGCACCATTCATTTTATCCCATATTATTACACTTTTTGTTGAAAATAATTCATCAATAAAATATTGAAAACCCCAAATAATTTGATTTTTACTTACTCTAAATAACTCCTTAAAATATTCTTTATTGGGTTTAAAATCCCATTCTTTTGCTTTTCGTATGTTTTTAAAAGTGTCGTTTTTAAATCCTGTTTTCTTATTGTTATTAATAACTTCATAAGGAGGATCAATAATAGCTAAGTCAAACTGATTGTCTGACATTTCTTTCATAGCTTCCATACAATCTTGATTATAAATATTCATTCTGTGCCAGATATTAAATCTTTTTTATTTTGATTCTCAACAATCATCGCAAACCCTAAGAACAAGTAATTTAAAGCATCTGCATAACGACTATCTATTGGCTCAGCTTGATGCATACAGGGATCACCAGCATGGCTTAAAATAGCTTGTATATGCTTATTAAAAAACACCGCCCAAACTTCCATAGGAG